GAGTGATGTCACAGATACAAGATGATAGTCCAGACGTTGCACTCTGCGCTTCCGTTGTTATGGGGTTACCCAATGGAATACGTTCCGCAGAAATAGCAGCGTTGCTAGTAACATTTAGCAAAGACAAAGTAAACCGATTGCTTACAATCAACCGCAGGATTGGAGTCCTAAAGCTGTACGGGGCACTGTGGGTTGAACCTCAGTTCTACGATGCGCTACGTGATGATGAAATAGCAGAAGCTAAGATGCTCAAGAAAATGCGTGAAGCAAAGCGTATGCTCGTGAAGAAGCTTAAAGCCCGTGAGTCCCCACCTCGCAATGCTAATAGACTTCATGCACCCAACAGCGTCTTTCAATTAGCACAATTTATGGGTCTAAGCAGTGTTTAGTAAAAAATCGTATACTTTTCGTCCTCCTAGTGTTGGTTGGTGGCCTACGGGTTACCACACTTTACGTTGGTGGGATGGTAAACACTGGAGTTGGACTTGCTTTGATTCTGACAACCTAAAACAGGTTGCCAAATATGCTGACAAGCATGAGGACAAACACATGGTTGTTCACTGGTATCACAGACCAAAACACTGGCCTGAAAGGAGTAAAACGTAAAATGAGTGACGAACAGGATGCAGACTTGTTGTACTACCGGGCTGCTTTTAGAAATAGTTTGCTTTGGGCACTAATCCTAGTGTGTGTTATTGGGTTGATCATTGTTTTGTGCTAGACACCATCATGACTATTAAACAAAAAAAGGATCACAAAAACAAAGGAACAGAAGGAGGTTTCAACTGGAAAACAAAAACCTATAGGGTAAAGCATTCCCTTAGCTCCGAAGACATAAAGAAGTCTAAGAAATACAAAGACTTCTTACAAAAGGATTGTGTTAATGATGATGACCAAGACGATAAACGGTAGCTTTAAGACTAGCTTTGCAGCTAACATTTTTAGATTTAAGTACGCACAGAACCCTAGTGACACCTGGGATCAGCTTGCTGACAGGTTGGTAGAGGATGTTTGTGGTACTCGTTGGGGTACTAGTAACAAGTTGATGTCAGACAGTGACCGTAAACAACTTGCACAGTACATTAAAGAGATGAAGTTTGTTCCAGGTGGTCGATACCTGTACTACGCAGGTAGACCTTTCAAGGCATATAACAATTGTTATCTTCTTCGTGCTGAAGAAGACACTCGAGAAGAGTGGTCTTCAGTAACTTGGCGAGCTATGTCTTGCCTTATGACTGGTGGAGGTATTGGAATTGATTACTCAAGGCTTAGAGCAGCAGGTAAAACACTTAGCCGAACTGGAGGCACTGCTTCTGGACCTATACCACTCATGTATGCGATCAATGAAATTGGGCGTAATGTCATGCAAGGAGGCAGCAGACGCTCGGCAATATACGCGAGTCTTAATTGGCAACATCCAGACGTTAATAAGTTCCTTGTTACTAAGAACTGGACACCAGAAGTAAGAGCTGCTAAAGAGAAAGACTTCAATGCTCATGCTCCTTTGGACATGACTAACATCAGTGTCAACTACGATGATGCTTCTTTAGATGGTGGACTAGCAGACAACCCCATTTTCCTACAGAATGTTCGTCAAGCAATGGAGACTGGTGAACCAGGATTCTCCTTTAACTTCGGAGATAAGCAAAATGAAACGCTTAGAAATGCCTGCACCGAGGTTACGTCTGAAGATGATAGTGACGTATGCAATCTTGGCTCAATCAATATGGGCAATATTGAGAGTCTGGAAGAGTTCAAGTCGGTGGTTGAACTGGGAAGTAAATTCCTTGTCTGCGGGACACTACGAGCAGATCTCCCTTACGAAAAAGTCTATAAGGTTAGAGAGAAGAACCGAAGGCTCGGGTTGGGCCTTATGGGTATACACGAATGGCTCCTCAAAAGAAAAAGCTCCTACGAAGTAACACCAGAACTACACACTTGGCTAAAGGAATATAAGGATGGATCAGAATCAGCAGCCAACAATCACTGTGACCGATTGTTTGTGTCTCGTCCAGCAGCATATCGAGCAATTGCACCCACTGGGAGCATTGGAATCCTTGCAGGTACTACAACGGGAATTGAACCACTATTCTCTGTCGCTTATAAAAGGCGTTATCTCACCGATGGTACAAAATGGAGATATGAATATGTTGTTGACTCCACCGCAGACCTCCTTATCAAAGAATATAGTCTTGCCCCAGAGTCGATTGATACTGCCTACAAGTTAAGCCACAACTATGAGCAGCGAATTAAGTTCCAAGCAGACGTACAAGATTATGTTGACATGTCAATTTCATCCACAATCAATCTTCCTTCGTGGAATGCAAAAGGGAACGAAGAAAGTTCAGTTGGAGTGTTTGCATCAATACTTGCTAAGTATGCTCCGAGGCTTCGCGGATTCACATGCTACCCAGATGGAAGTCGTGGAGGTCAACCCCTAACCGAAGTACCTTACGAAGAAGCTATAAAGCACAAAGGTGTCATCTTTGAAGAACATGACATCTGTGACATCAGTGGCAAAGGTGGTAGCTGTGGTGTGTAACTAGTAACAACTCTTAAAAGTAAGAAGCCCCTTAATAGGGGCTTTTTTATGTTGTTACTTAGCAGCTACGTTGTTTATTTTTTCTAGTGTTCTTAGTCCACCTAAACCTAACATACCCATAAGAATGGGCATCATCTCAGTCATATTAGCTGGTAATACTTCTATTTTATAAGCAGTAAAAGCTAAAGCAACCTTAAAAATAGGAAGACCAATCCAGTTCCAAGCACAAGCAGCACCGCATATCCAACCTATAGCCGGTCTCCAACCGGATACAAACACACTAGGATTAGCAGCTTCAGTCTTGTTGATGTCTAGTTGTCCTTGAACAACCATAACAGCAGCAGCTAGTTGTTGTGCTTCAGCAGCACTCTTGTCAGGCCATATTTTACCTATAACAGTTTCAACTAAACTGGATACAGCACCAACACCTGTAACATCAAGTCCCATCTTAAACTCCTACATGGGTGTTAAAAAGTTTTTGTTCAGCAAGTCTACGGTTCTTTAGGCCGTTAACTTCTACAAACATACCATTAGACCTAATCTTGTCCCACACTAGAAACTGGTTAAAGGCTTCATTGAAGTCGTTAGTGTTAACTTTCTTCAACAAAGTAGAGTTTTGTAAAGCATGGTTGCCTACGTTGTAAGCAAAGATTACCAAAGCATCAAACTGGTTTTGGTTGATGGTACTAGTAACACAACCATTCACACAATCAACAGCCTTCTGAACATCTCTAGTTAGAAGCTCAGTAGCTTTAACTTGGTCGATGATGTCGCCTGTAGCTACACCATCTCCTTTAACAATCAGATGACCATAACCAACAGTCATCTTACCTCCAGAGTCAGGATAGGGTTTACCCTTAAAGCCCTCTAGAGTTTTAAGTAGAGACAGACCAGTGTTAGAAAAGTTCATAAGGTTATGTCTGTTGTATGTGGTCATGCGTCCTCAGCACCTTCAAACTCAGGCCGCTGCTTGATCGTAGAGTAAAGCGTAGCACGGTCAGCCCCGGCAGTGTAGTCCTCACCAGCGATCTGCACCTTGCCAGCACTCAGAGGTTGCTTACCCGCTTCACGGGCTTCCTTCGATGCGTACCCGTAAAAGGTCACCTCGGTGCCCTTACCTTTGAAATCTTCTTGCACCGCCCCAATGTTCCAGTAATTGGCTGGAATTCCGTAGTCGGTGTCAATGGATTTGATGAGCGCCATGTTTATCCTACAAGTAAACGACGGACTGTGCCGCCAGAATCTGTGATATTAATGTACCCTGTGGGGGTGAGGATAGTGCCCGTGTATGTACCGAACCGCACGTTGCCTGTGCCCTTGGGGGTCAGGGCTAGGTCTATGTTGGTGTCGGCTCCTTCCGAGGAAAGTATTGGAGTTGCGCCAGCAATGCTTCCATTGACTGCCAAATTGTTTACAGCAGAATTTCCGCCACCAATTCTAAATTGCAAAAAAGAAGCATTTCCGCTTGAAAATCTAATTGCGCCTGTGCCTTTAGATGTTAAGCCAAGTGCTAGATTAGCATCGCTGCCTTGTGCTGAAACAAGAGGTGATGAGCCCGTAGAACCACCAGTAACCTGCACATAGTTGACTGCGGAGGCTGTGTGGGCTACTTGAAATTGAGTTGATCCACCAGCACCATTAGAAACGGGTGAAGAAACAGAAGTAGCAAATAGAAATGCAGTAGCCGCAGTAGAAGTTGTCCCAAAATATGCCGCAGCACCAAAACCTAGATATGAAGCTCCAAAACTACTTTGAGTTCCAACCATTGAAAACGCAACCGTTGTATTAGTTGGGTTATTTCCATTACTGTTTTTATCAACAAGAGCTAATATGCTACTGTTTGGCGTTGAAAGTGTGTGGATATTTCCAATGGTTTTTTGAACGGTATTACCACCAACAGTAGTATAAGCAGCAGCACCAGAGCCACCACCGCCCGAGAAGGTCACTGTGGGTTGTTCAACGTAGCCTGAGCCTGCGTTGGTGATGGTGAATACAGTATTAACACCATAACTTAAATTAAATGTAGCACTAGAACCCGTACCGCCAGTAACACTAACAGGGTTAGTTGGGGCTGTGCTGTAAGAACCAAAGTTGGTAATGGTGACGCTGGTAATAACGCCAGAAGACACGGTTGCGACAGTCAACTGGACAGCAGTACCTGTGCCGCCAGAAACAGTCAATACATCGCTAACTGTGTATCCTGTACCTCCAGATGCAATTGTTGCGCCGCCAGTGCTTAAAGTAACTGTTGCTGTTGCTACCGCTTGAACACCACCGGCAGTAGTCGGGGCAGTAATGGCAACAGTTGGAACGCTGGTGTAAGTTGACCCACCGTTTGTCCTAGTAACAGCAGTAACCGTACCCCCGTTACTGATGTTCACACCAGAAGAGCCCGCAGCAAAGTCAATAGCTCCAGTGCCTTTCGACTGGAGTGCCATGCTGATGTTGGTGTCGGTTCCAAGGGTCCGGAACTGCACGGCCTTGGTTGTAGCCCCGCCTGTCAACTGGCCGTAGTTTGCGGAGCCGCCACCGCCTATCAGGGTGGTGAACGTGCCCGTGTTGGGGATGACGTTGCCTATGGGCGGCGGGCTGGACAGATCAAGGTTATTATCTTGAGAAATAATAATAGTTGATGGTCCAGTAACTATAGACACACCAGTACCAGCAGTAAGATAAGCAGGAGTAAACTTGTGGTCTGATGTTCTGCCTATTAGAAGCTGTCCATCTTTACCACCAGTAACTGCTAGTGAATCTACCTGGATGTTACCTCCAGTAATGGATACAGCATTAGAGTTCTGATCAGCCATGTTTCCAAAGACTTTGTTACTAAGCCTTTGGAACCAATCTCTCCAAACAAAACATTCTTCAATCTTATCCTGAGGAATAGGTACGTTTAGTTTAGCCATACTTTTTATCCGTAAAGCCCATCTTACGAAGTGTTGGTAGCTGTTCTTCTAGTCTACAACCAATGTCAATTCTGTACCCAATGCTATTAGGTATATGGATCTTCTTTTTAATGGTGTCGTAGCAATGCTCACGAGCATCTTCAACAGTCTTGCCTGTACCAGTAACAATACAAACGTAGTTACCAGCCGTAACAAACTGTTCTTGGTTGAGCTTGACCTCACCCTTAACCATAGCAGGAGCTTTACCACACATCACTTCAGCAAGGTGTACGTTCCTAGTAACGTCATCCATAGTCAAGTCAAACATGGGGTAACCAGCAGACTCAGACTTAGGAGTACCCTTGTCAAAAGGGTAGGGAGGCATAGAAATCACCACACCACAAGCAATCTTGTCAGAGACTCGTAGGGTGTCTTTACCATCTATAAGGTCCAACATCCATTGAGCGGGATCACCTTGGTGTAAGGCTTGTTGAATCATGAATAGAGGCCACCCTGGTCTCATGGTGAACTCTAGAGGCCAAGGACATCCCTTGTCATCAATGATGCAGTTGACATCAATGTAGCCTGTGTAGCGTAGTCCCTTGAGGTAGTCTTCCAATGGCTTAAGAACCATATCAGCTAGCTTACATTCCTGGTGGTAGTAAACAATGGTTCCTTCTTCACCAGTAGAGACCCCAAGGTCTCCAGCTAGAAGCTTTTTAAACTCATGGTTGATACAGAAGTGTTTAGAGAAGCCACCTGGACCAAACCAACCTCCAACAGCTATCTCTATACCACCGTGAAACTCTTGCAGGATAAATTCACCTTTGTAAGCATTGTTCTTCTTCCACTTCTGAAGCATGAACACCATGTCAGCAGGAGACTTAGACACATAGCTAAGAGCCTTGTCACCGTCACCTAAAGGCTTGGATACATACCTCTTGTTGTTCTTAATAACGTAAGTGATAGCTTCATCATAGTTCTTAAACTTCTGGGAAGGGATAGTTTTGATACCAACCCTCTCCATAACTTCAGCACCATGTTCCCGGTCTTGTTCCCAACGATTGGTATCAATGCTAGGACCAATGATAGGGTAACCCTTGTCCCTGTACCGTTCTAATGGATGGATGTAATAGGTGTTGTCTGTACACACAATTAAATCAGCCCAGTTCATGTGTCGTTCCCAATCAGACACACGGTTAAGAAGACCACCATCACCTACCTGAGACCTAGAACCATCCTTGTTATTACGAATGTATGCACGTACTGTATGCCCATAGTCCATGCACCTAAGTGCAAAGTCTAGACACACACCACCAGCATCAATAAGAAGGATGTTCATGGTTTATAAGTTCCTTTTTCTCTCTTGGTAAGACGGGCTTTAG